CAGCAATATTGCCAGCGATACCATTGTAGTCACGGCTGGACAATGCCAAGTAACGGTCAAAGGCTTGTACGCCCTGCTCGTTCATGATGCTGTCGCACAAGGCCACGTCATCATAGTCACCAGCAGCAGTGCTGACAGTAACTACCAACGAACCGAGGTTAGCCGCAGTGTTCATGATGGCGATGTTGATGTCAGATGCCAGTTTCTGCTTTGCAGCTTCTCCAAGGCGACCTTCTTGCAACGCATCACGCAATTCCAAAGCATCAAGAATGAACGGCACAGACTTTTGAAAGCCAAGTGTCGCTGGTACTGAAAGCTGGGTGAATGCGGTGAAGTTACCTGTTTGGTCCATGCCATCATACGATTGTGCGATGTAAGGCTGTGGACGATAGATAACGTTGTTGGTGCGTTCCATCATCGAGCTATCTGTGTTGTAGATAGACACGTTGCGGGACAAAACTAAAGCATCGTTAAAACCTTCGAGGATGTCCTCAAAGGCAACTCGCTCTTCTTTACTAAATGAATTGCTCATAAAAAGCTCCTAATTAAATTACTTGGGTGCTGATCGTTTTTGCGCTTTGTACTGAATGACCTTGGTCATGTTGCCAGTACGTGCTGCATCTTCTCTCAGCCGTTCTAGTGTTGAGTCCACCGCACCTGATGAACGACCAGTTCCACTGATAATTCTTTCGGGTGCGGGTGCTTGCCTACGGTTTGTAACTTTCAAGTCTTTCTCCAGTTTTGCTACCGCAAAGGCAAACTTTACGGGGTCTTTGATTTCAGCCAACTCTTTAGCCTTGGCAGGGTTTTTCCCAAGTGCGTAAACAACGAGTGCAGGATTATCTGCACCTTGCAGCAAAACGCCTTGCTGGGTGATAGAAAAAACTTGTTGAGCAACTTCTTCAGCATCCTCAAAGTCCTTTACTCTTAGCTCGGCTTTCGCCTTGCCGTAACCATCCAACTTGGCTTGCCATGCTTGTTGCTGATTCATAACTTCAGCTTCTTGCTTGGCGTTGACATCATCGGCTTGACGCTTTCGCTCAAACCAGTTTGTCAGTGCTTCCTCGTACTTATCAGCGTCATAGTCGTGATCTTCCAGCTTTGGCTTATTACCTATCACCACTGGTTTGTTCTCAGTAGGTGCGGCTTGTAGCTTGCCCTGCAATTCACGATTCTGCCGTTGCAGTTCTCGATTTGTTTTACGCAACTCTTTAACCCATTCAGGCGCAGGAGTATGTTCTTCGGGAGGTGGCGCTTCCTCACCAATGCTGACAACTACTTCTTCGGTATCTTCGGGTTCATCCTCATCAACAATTGTGCTGATTACGGTTTCATCTTCTTCTACTTCAATTTCGTTGTCTTCAATTACTGCCTTTTGATTCATCTTTGACCCCATTCAACTCACCCACTTTGAACGGCTGGGTGGTAACCGTTATTTTGATTGTCGCTTGTTTTTTACTGGTTTGCAACAGGTTGTACTATTTGACCACGCAATATTTCTTGCACTGCATCTGCATTGGCAATCGCCATGTTCTGGGCAGTCTCGTCAACTTTGCCTAGCGTTTCCAGCGTTTGAGCACGTTTTAGTTCTGCGCTTGCTACGGTTTCAACCGTATCGGCTCGGGCTTTGGCTGCTTTTGCTGTGGCTTCCTCGGCTGCGGCTTGCAGGTATAGTGCATTCGGGTCTTGCGGCTGGCCTTGCATTTCTGCCATAAGTTCTTGTGCCTCATCATCGGTAGGCTTAACTACGCCCATTCGCAGGAGTTTCTTGCGGAAATAAGCATTGGCATCGCCTACGCCCTCGCCTTCCATGTTCATCATTGCCATTGCGGTTAGCACCTGGGCTGTCTCTGGGTCGGTGGTAATCTGAAGCATTCCCGTCAAAGCCCTGACTGTGGCTGCACGTTTACTACTGCTAGATGGCCCAACTTCTGCCACCACGTCAAAGGTGGCATCGCTCAAGTCGTTTGCCATCTTCATTTCGCCCGTCTCTTGGTCAATCATTGGCTGCATCAGCTCAACCATGCCAGCTTCACCAGTAGGCGCAATGGTTTTCATCTTGCGCTTGTCTTCGGTGTAGATTTCCTTTGCCATGCTTAACCAGATTTCGCCGCATCGCTTCATGCCCTTGGCAAAATTGCTCATGTAAATGAACGTCTGCATATCTACACGAGTTTGAATCAACTCAACCGCTTTGCCTGATACGCCTGAAACCATCTTGTCAGCGCCCTGTGGGTTGCCCAAAATGTCCTGCATATCCTGTTCGGTAATCTGCAAGAGTGCCGCCATTGCTGGGGGAATCATTGCTGATCGGGTATAAGCAACAGGCCCAGAAATTTGGGTATTGCCATCAGGCCCAGTGACAGGGTTAATCAGCAGGTAAGGGTAATCCCGTAGATTGTCCTCTGCCCACATTACTTGATGCCCTGCTACTTGCTCGGGTGTCATGATGGGCTTTTCAATACTGGACAGTGCGCTTATCTCGCCCAGCTTGGAAAGTTGCATATTCTTTAGACGTTGGGCATCCTTGGCTAGACGCACCGCACCCATGCAGCGTTCGATATTGTCCACAAACCATCGTTTGCCGTACACCACCACAATCGGGATGCACTTGCCAGCGATATATCCTGCGTCCTCTAATACCTTGCCGCCCGACATAATGTATTTGCGAACACGCATCCGCTTGACACGCTTTTGACGCACTTCACGAGTGCCGATAGCCAATAGAGTTTCCTCTAGGGTCTCATCGTTTACAAAGTCGGTAGCTGTATAGCGTTCCTCAGTTCCATCAATGGCTTGGAATATGCGGATAGTCTCGGTCTTTTCCTCTAGCTTGTAGTATTCAGCCACAAAGACAATATCAGGGGTTGCCCAATCAAACTCGTATTGGTGGATGATCTTAGGCCAATCGGTCGGGTCATCGTTGTAGATTTCTTTGTAGCTTTCACGGGTCATGCTAGTGACCACAAAGCAATAATTTGCGTCTGACTTGTCTTGCCGCTTGGCGTTTAGGTCAAAGAATACCGAACTGTCAGCATCGTAGATAGGCTCAAAGCGGATGCGTTGGCGGTCGTTTTCGTCATCCTCTTCATCTTCATAGACTGTCCGTAACCGCCAAGCCCCAATGCCACCGCCTACAGCTTCCTCAAAAGCATTGTCGTAGGCTTCATCGGCAACGGATGCTTGCTCGTCTGCACGGTATAGGCCATCGCAGACTTCAGCCAGCTTGTCATTCTCTGTGCCATCCTTAGTTACATAATCAACGGTGATGCGGTTATTTCGGTATTCGTTAACGATACGAATGACAGCCAGCATGATTTTGTTGACTTCAAACCGAGGTTTGTTTTCGTACTGGTCGTAGAGTGGGCCTTCCCACTGAGCACCACACAGGGAGTAAAACCTGCGGTCTTGCAAGCATTGCAACCGTTCATCACGCAGTGCGGTTTGGATGTCGTTAAACTGCCGCAGCGCATCAGAGTGCAGATTAGCAAGGCGTTGGTCGTTGGGTATTCGTGCCATATTTGTCCTTTAGGGCGATTATCTACCAGCGTTTTACATTAGGCAATGGCGTAAATGTAACTGGTTTTGTAATCGCTGCCCGCCTAATGCCTTCACAGGCGTAGCGCAAAGCATCAATTACATGGTTCTTTTTATCCTCAAGATGGGGCAGAATTCGCCCCGTCAATGGGTCTGATTTATAACTGTACAGGCTTAATTCGTCAATAGTATGCAAGCAGCGAGGGTGAACCACGATGTCGTAGTTCTTTAAAAACTCGATGCCTTCCTCTACCGACTTTGGCCCTTTGACCGCTGTCATTATCTTTGGAAAGCCGTTGCGCTTCATGTGGCTGATGGTCTCTGGCCTTGCCGAGTCTGCCACGATAGGCCACTTCTCGGCCTCTGGCACTTGCATAAATAATTCAGGCGTATTGACAATCTCGCACCCCACCATGTACGCCTCATAGTCAATGTAGAGTGTGCGCCCAATTATGTGGCAGCGCACCAATACTGTCGGGTCTACTGAGAAACCCCAGTCTGCGCCAAGTCGATGGATTGCCTCTAGTGGTGCTTCAAACTCGTCAATCTTCCAGTTGCGGAATACCCTGCTGTTGCTGTTTCTCAGGTATTGACCCATCCAAACGTGCTGGTATTTGTCAGGGTCACGCCGCTTGTCGTACTCCATTTCGTCCTTCAGGACTTGTGGAAACCACGGGTTATCGGTGAAGTTGACCTTAATCACCGCGGCATTGGCTGGCGGTTCAGGCCCACGCAGCAGGAAGTCCACGGGGTCGCTGTTCTGCCTTGGATTCCAAGTAAACCACAACTCTGAATCAGGCTTGCGAATGGTAGGGCGCAGCAGGTCAAGGCTGGTCTGACTTAGGCTTTGTGCTTCCTCTACCCAAGCGCAGTCGTATCCTTCCAGCGATTTAATACTGTCGGCTGTGTGGTTCTGCATTCCTTGAAAAATAATCATGCCATCGCTTTTGCGGGACTTAATCACCGCATCCTGTACTTCAAAGTATGCGCCAGCGTTCATGGCCTCAATCTTGGTCTCTAGCAACCGCTTGACGGATTGATTGAGTGACTTCTGTATCTCACGGACGCAAACGCTTCTGCGCTTTTGGTCAAGGATGTGCATTTCAATCATTAATTCGGCAAAGGTGTGTGACTTGCCTGAACCTCGCCCACCCCATGCGCCCTTGTAGCGACTGCCTTCCAGCAGCGGGATTGCCCACTCAGGGGTTTGGATTTGCAGGGTTTTACCCATGCTTGACGATGACACGCTCGATTTTGGCAAACTCTAGGGGCACACCATCAGCACCAGTCAGTTCGTGCTTTTGGGTTTCTGCCCATCGCATCTGTGTCTTACTCCACCAAATAGCCGCAGTCGTGTCGCCAGCCATTACCTTTTGAAATAGGGTTTTCCCTACCTGTGCGTTTGCTTTAGCTTTGCC